GCCTACCATTCGGACGGCGGCCCAGTATCAGTCGACGAATCCCAGAAGTAACTGGGCCTGTGGCGGGCAGGTAATCCCGCCGACTCTTTCGTGTGACACTGGCTGGTAATTCCCAAGAATCCTAGGCCCGCGCCTTTAGACGGCATCTGGAGCAGCGGTACTAGTGGGAGGTCGATGCAGTCAGTGTCACACCAAGGAGTCAAAGTCATGAGCCACAAGTGCCCCAGCTACAAGTGCGATACGATCATCATGAATGACAACATTCTGATGTGTCGAACTCACTGGTCCGAATTGCCGAAAGGCGAGCAGCAGAAGATCTACGATTCGTTGGATAAGAACGGCATCGGCTCGAAGCATATGGCCGTGATCCAAGAAGTCGTTGCAGCGCAGAAGATCAGAATGAATCGCGGAGACTGGTGATGAGCAATCGGCCCAAGATTTTGTTCGAGTTCAGTCGGGAGGACGCATCCTACTTGATGGATTTGCTGCATAAGGATTGGGCCTGGCGAGTCGCGGGTTATGCCATCGTAGAAGGTTCGCCGACCCAACCCCACGATGAGCATGTCCGCCAGTGGCTAAAACGTAGGCCTTCAGGACTCATGAACTACATGGACTCGGCCGCAGATCAGCAAGGCTTTTGGGAAGAAGGTAAAGGCTTGTGACTCAATCCTCCGGCAAGATTCTCTACATCACCGACAAGCTGAAGGTGAGTCCCGGCTACGAGCCTGCGTTCAAGAAGATGCTTGGCGCAGCAGGGATCGAGCGCAATCGAGTCGTAACAACCGACATCTACAACCTCGTGCCGGATGCTCTGCATCGCGTGGGGAATGAGAAGCTGTGGAGATTCAACCCGGAGAAACTCGATGCCATCGAACGTGCATTCAAGCAACGAATTGCAGTCATCAAGCCTGCCCTCATCGTTGTTTCTGATCCGGCGGTTGTCGGAGTCCTTGTCAATGGAGACAGTCGACTTGGGACTCTCGAAAAATGCCGCGGCGGCGTTTACGAATATGCGGGTATTACCTGCATTGTCACCTATCCGATCACTGCCATCCACCGAGTCGTCGATGAACGACTTTCCGAGGGTGAGGATGAAGAGAACAAATACGAGCCTTACCGAGTGCCTAGCGGCGCATGGATTCTTGGCCATGACTGGCGAAAGGTCGGAAGATTCTATCTCGGAAAGCAGCGAAAGATTCCGGCGTTCACTTATTCGGTCTGCCGAACGCTCGCTGACTGCTATGCTGCTCGCGACTTCCTCGTCAAGTGCGTTGCAATCGCCACCGACGTGGAAACTGCCCTGTATCCGGCCCAAATCACGTGCATTGGCTATACTGGAATCGACAAGCTGGGGCGAGTTCATACGTTCGTCTTCCCGTTTTACGACCCCCGAACTGAAAGTGGATCTTTCTGGGATTCGCACGACGACCACGTCATAGCGTGGGTCATCTGCCGCGAGATTAACGAGTCCAAGCCACTCAAGATCGGACAGAATCTGAAGTACGACTGCGCGTACTACATCAAGTATGAACTCGGACTCAGCAACTACCTCGCCGACGTGATGCTTCTGTGGTACTCCATGTACATGGAATTGCCCAAGTCGCTCGACTTCATCTCTTCGATTCTCTTGGACAACTTCCAATACTGGAAGGACGATATCAAAGGAATCGAAGATAAGGATCAGACCGGCCTCGGCATGGAAGCGTACTGGAGGTACAACGGACTCGACTGCTACAACACCCTATTCAACTGGCTGTACCTGTCGGTCTTCCTCAACAAAGACCCCAGCCTACAGCACAACTACAATGATACGTTCATGCGGATGCTTAGTGGACTCAAGATGTCCTGCCGCGGTGTACGAGTCGATAACACCCGGCGGAGGGAACATGCAGATAAACTCGCGGACCAAACGGCGATTGCTGAACAGCGGCTCAAGTATCTCCTTGCTGACTCTGAGTTCAATGTCAACTCTGGACCGCAAAAAGTCTCGCTACTTTATGACGTGTTCGGAGTGCGCGAGAGAACAGCGAAAGGTCGATTCGTTGACCAAGACAAACCCAAAAAGGGACTCAATTCCCCATCTGCCGGGGCCATCCCGCTCAAGCTAATTAAGACCGAGCATCCGCTGTTCCGCTACATCATCGACGCCATGGAAGCAACCATGGAGCCGGGCAAGCAGATCAGCAACGTGACCGGTCGATTCGATGAAGAGACTGGCTTCTTCAAGGGTGGGTTGTTTTGTCCGACTGGGCGATTCAGAACTGCCTTTGGCGCGGCCGGCACTGAAACGACTCGATTCAACTCGAAAAAATCTGACTACTGGGATGGCGGAAATGCGCAGAACATTCGGAAGTCATATCGAGATTGGCTCGTGGCTGACCCGCACAACATCTTCATGGAAATCGACTTCTCACAAAGCGATGACGTTTTCGTTGGATATGAGTCTAACGATTCAGAGAAGATTGCAGTCATCGAGTCCGGTCAAGACGGTCATGCGGTGCACGGTGAGTTGTTCTTCAAAATGCCCTACGACGAAATCGTCAAGGGTAAGAAGGCTGGCGACCCCAAAGTCGTTCACCCTATCCGTGGTGTTCGTCAGATTAGCAAACGAGTCGTTCACGGTACGAACTTTCAGATGGCGGCTATGACTCTCTACATGACGATGGGTCGTGAGGCCGTTGTTGCGGCAGGTGAACTTCTTGGATTCCCGGATGCTGGCCGCTGGGAGCAACAACGACTCGTGCAATTGTGCGGCGCCCTCATGGCTGCGTACCGGAAGAAGTACAAGCGACTCAATAAGAAGGAGTGGTACGGGGATATTGAGAAAGAACTCAAGCGTACAGGTATCCTCGCAAACGCTTTTGGCATTACCCGTCGATTCCTTGGTGACGCTAATGACAACGGGACTCAGCGTGAGGCCACGGCCTTCATTGGGCAGAGCGACACCGCCGGCAACATGAATCGGAGCATGTATGAAATCGACTTTGGCTATATTCCCGAGCGGTTTCGTGATGGTCCGAATCCCTCGTACGGTGACACTCCACGAAGAATGGACTACAATAGTCATGGATTTAGGTTCATGCTTCAAGTCCACGATTCATTCCTCGCACAGCTTGACACTCGTCATCCTCAATGGAAGGCCGCGTGCCATAACTTGTTGCATGTTATGAACCGTCCGATTATCATTAACGGGCATTCGGTGCGGATCAAGACAGAGCAAGAATTTGGAGTCGCTTGGGGCTACGGCATGACCGAGTCCTGGGATGGCACAGACGATGCCCAGCTGGATCACATCGCTGCGAAACTGCTCAACGGAAGGAAATGAACATGGCCGCATTGACCGGAATCCAGCCCATCAACAACTATGCGACTCCTGCCACGGATGCCCTGCGCGTTCAGGCGCTTCTCGATCTGCTGCCCGATCTCGATTCGGCATCTTCGTCGGGTGCGCAGGCGGTGCCGGGCAATCCCAACTCGAACAGCTACCTCGACGAAATGTCGCCGGCGGCCTGTGCGCAGCTGCGAGTCGAACTGGCGGCCCTCAAGGCGGCGGTCAGCTGATTCAGTTTACCTGTGCCACCCCTAGAATCGGCACAGGTAAAGGTCCCCCACGGTAAGACAATGCCCCGCCCCTGCCGTGGGGGATTCCATCCACGCCCTTGCAGAGGGGATCAAGAATGTACATCGTCGGATTCAACGGGCCACCCGAGAGTGGCAAAGATACGCTGGCCGAGATGCTGGCCGAGCATATGGACTCGCAGGGGGTCACGCTCCCCGTCAAGATGGAGAGTCTTTCCATGCCGCTGCGCAAGATCGCGTATGCCATGGTTGACTTGGCCTATCATGACAAGCGCGATGGCGATTTTCCCGTCACATATCCCGAGGCGTATAATTCTTACGCCGAGTTCAAGCAAACCAACTTCTCGAATCTTTCCCGATCCGGCCGACAGCTGATGATCGATGTGAGCGAGAAATTCCTCAAGCCCACCTACGGAATCGAAGTGATGCCCCGGCTTCTGCTGGAGCGGAATCACGACTTCCATGGGGTGCTGCTGATTCGAGACGTGGGCTTTCAGATCGAAATCGATCCCCTGATTCGGGCCGTTGGGCCCAGCAATACGCATGTGGTCAGAGTTTACCGACCGGGCAAGACCTTCGACGGCGACTCCCGCGAATGGGTGCGACACACTAACCACGAAATGAACGTCCAGAACGACGCGGACTTGTCCTGTCTTCGCACCGAAGCCGGTCGCATCTAT